CTTGCAATTTCTTTAGTTGTTTTTCCACTTATATCACTCAATAATTTATATACTTCCTGTTCTGCATCGCCTATATGTTCTACGAATAACATTATTCCATCTATTTGTATACGTTCTTTTGCTTTAGCTTTTTCTTCATCACTTTTGCCTGTTACATCTGTCATTAATCCTTTTATATCTTCTTTTATATTCATCTTTCTAACAATTTTTGTAAATGTGAATAAATCACTGAATTGTAAACCTCTCATTAATCATTACCTCTTTCTATTATTTATTTTTTGTAATAAAAAAGCACCCTATTTAAAGAGTGCTAATGTTATACTGTTGGTTTTGGATATTTAATTTCATACGGACTTTCATCAGGTGTTTCAATTGAATTATGTGCTGTAAACGTTACAGGCAATGTATTATCGTTCTCATTTTCAGCACCTAATTCAAAACCCTCCAAATTTAATACATTCTTAAGAATAATTATTACAGGTTTTGCTGAGCCGCTTATGGTGCCTGCAAAGGCTATATTGTCGATGAAATCGTCATCATCTATAGTAGGCTTTCCAGAAATTATATCGTAGTCAGGATCTATTGCTGTATCTACTTGTCCCATTAAAGCCATCTTAAAGTTTTCAGTTGTCATTTCCAAAAGATTTACTGCAAGTGTAGCAGTTTCTCTAACTTTAAGAGTTAATCCTTTTATGTGTTGACTATTTATTCCATCTACCTCTACATTTCTTGTCTCAATTTCTACTTGGAATGTATTGCCACCATTTGTAGCACTTAATATTTTTTCTTCAGGTAATCCATAATGCAAGTATATTGCACCACCATCAAGTAATAGTCTATTTTTTGTCTCGGCAGTTAAGCCATGTGTTGTTGTTCCATTCATATATATTTACCTCCTATTAATTTTATTAGTCTTCGTAAACTTTTAAATAAAATCTAATTTGTCTACGTTTTATATTTATATCTTCATCATCCATTCTTGTCCTACAAGGATTATCTCTATATATTTGTATAAACATATTTTCTGTCATTATTTTTTGATTATTTAAAGCATTATATATAGAATCTGCATATATTTCAACTTCCTGTACTCCATTAACATTAGACCATACATCTATTACTAGAGAAATATTATTGCTATATTCATTGTTGGGAATGGTATTTGGAAATCTTATTGTACAGTAAGGATATATTTTATGTCCATCTTGTGCTTCTTTATCTACTGGATAATTGTCAGAATAGCATGTTAGAATAGGATTTATGATAGGTAAAATAGTTTTATATAAATCTAGCATTATTAATCACCCATTTGTGACATAATACGTTTTGCAATATTTTCTATATCTCCTGAACAATCTATAATAGTATTCTCTAGTATATGCTGAGCTGGTTGTTTACTAGATCCATTTTCCACCCATTCCATATAGTAGGCTTCAGGGGTTGAACCAACACGTATACCTTCCTGGTTTTCCATTATCTCATAGGTTGCATCTCGTCTAGCTAAACCTGGATGAAAGTCTCCATCTTCACGCTTACCCACAGGAATCCTAGATTTATATTCTGCTGTAACTGTAGTAGCCCACTTTTCTAGAATTTGTTCTTTTGAAGATTTGAGTTGAGATTTTACTTGTTGCTTATAACTTTTAAAAGCCATTATTATATCACATCCTTTCTATTTTATTCTGTATATGAAGATGTCTACATAGGAATCCCAAGTTATTATTTGACGTATCTCATATTCCTCTGTACCATTTTTAAGAATATAATTTATTTGAATATCATTATCTCCACCAAATTTTTCATAAAATAGCCTGTCTGTAACTTCAATGTTATATCCATAATTCCTTAACAATAATTCCTTATTATAAGGCTGTTTATCTACTGTTATATCCTTAATATAATCAGTACCATTAATCCAGTCACCATACTCATTTGTATGTCCTTCAGTCTTTCGCCATAAAGCATATGTTGTATTTTTTAACATATTATCACCCCATTAACCTAACATAAGGTTTTGGTAATAATGTTTTTACATCATTAGATAGTCCATCTGTTAATGTACCGCTTCTAGAACCCTGACTAAATTGCTTAGTTCCTTCTAATCCACGTTTTCTATATTGTTCAACAACATATTCTATTAATGCATCAGAATAGTTAGCTTCAATATCAGTAGTATCACTATCCTTTAAGTTCAAATAATTTCGTATTTGTGTTATACCTCTATTTATGTAAATCTGTATTACAGCATCTTCTGTAGATCCTGTAAGTGTTTTTATATCATCTAATACAGCCATTATTTATCACCTGCTTTTTTAGTAGGTTTCTTTTCTTCAACTATTTTTTCATAGGTTTTTGTATCTTCATCTAGTCTTCTAATTAAATCTTTATTTTTGGGATCGATATCCCATTTGAGTTTTGTTATCTTATTTAAGTACCACATATATATTATTACCTCCAATCTAAAGAATAAAGGGACTATAATAGCCCCACTTATTAGCCTCGGTTTGCTGTTAATACTGCAATTGCTTTAGGTTGAACTAATTTACAACCATAAACATTTAAGCCTTTAACTGCATCTGCGAAAGATTTTTCTGGTCTATATGCTTCTATTTCAACTAGTTGTTGTGCAAAAGATATTGCAATAGTACTTCCTGCCATTATTTTATATTTAGTTCCATCTATATTTGGTACATTGTTTGATTTAAATACTTGTAAACCATCAACATCTCCAATATATCCAGTTGATAATACAGCAGGGTCTTTTGTAAATCTAGGGTCTTTCAAAAGTAAACCATGATACCAAGATGGTACTACAACGAATCTTCCTATAGAAGGTATGTTTGCTTCATCAAGTTTAACTGCAAGGTCAACTAAATATTCATAAGCATTATCTTTAGTAGGTAATATTGGGGTAGTATCATCGCCTATTGTATTTCCTACTGCTACCCCTGTATAGAATCCTGCTATATATTTATCAATAACATCTGCCATTCCATATGATGCTCTCTGCATTGCTCCATTCATCAGGTCAACATTTGCTTGTACTTGGTTGATATCAGTTACAGAAAAATGAAAAGATTTTGCTTGATCTATAGTAAGTGTCTGTTGTACTCCATCTATAGCTTGTGGATTAGATAAACCTGTTGCATCAACATAATCGGAAATTGTTATATCGCCTATTTGATTGATTTTTACACTAGAACCTTGTCCAGTTATTTCACCTTCATAATCTCTATTAACAAGACCTCCGTAAACTAAAGACTTGTCTAAATTTGCTAGTAATCTAGCACTCCATATAGTTGGTATAAAATTTGTAATTGCCATTTAAATCACCTATTCCTTTCGTTTTATAAATTTATTTTTATTTATTATTTTTTAATGTTGCTTGTACAGCATCCCAATTTTTATTAATTTCATTAGGACTCATATTTTTAATTTGTTCCATTGTAAATGTAGTAGATTTATTGTCTCCTACTGGTGGTTTATATCCACCCTTTAAGCGTTCCTCCGCTATTTGATTTACATAATTACTAAATACACTTTCCAATGTTTCAAGATTTTTACTAGTTGTTTCTTCATCATTACCTATAAAATAATCTACTAATTCACTAGGTAATTTCTTTTCACTAGCTACTTTAAGAGCTTTATTCCTTAAACTCTCATGCGTCTTATCTTTTTCAGCCTTATCAATTCTTTCAGTTAATTCTCTAATCATTTTTTGTTCTTTTGTTTCACCAGGATTAGCTTTTGTAACTGCATCATCGATAAGTTTTTGAAGATTATTATTTTTCCAACTATCTAAACCTTTGTTAAAATTTTTATCAAGTTTTGGCTGTAATAATTTTTTACCATCTTCTGTATTTAAGAAATTTTCAACTCTATCGGATGTAATCAAACCCCCAATATAGTTTTGTACTTCCTCATTATCTTGATTATTGTTTATGTATTCTTGTATTTCATTTACATTTTCAATTGGCATTATATTTCCTCCCTTCGCCCTTTATGTACTGTAATTAGTCCGTAAAGTGCAATAAAATTTTTGTTTTTGGTATTCTTTTACATCTACTCTACTCAAAGATGCCGTTGTTACTTATTTTTTTACATTAAAAAAACACTACTAATTTGTAGTGCTATCATTAATTCCTTTATCTTTTGCCCACTGCTCATAGCTAATATATTCTACATTTTCACCAGTTTCATTATTCCTTCTCATTCTTGGTCTCCAGTCATTAAAAGGCATATTTATATAACAACTTCTACACCCAACATGACTATCTTCAGGAATATTTGGTTTATTTGGATCATCAATATCATATACAATGCCATCATGTGCCTGGCAAAATTTACTAGTTTTATTATCCAAAGTAGCTGTATAAATCTGTTTTTCTACTCCTGTATTCCTACCAATATCATCTATAGCCTGACTTTGTACTCTAGTATTTTCATTATTAACTAATCTTTTACTCTCATATGCAGTAACATTAAATCTATTTTTTACCTCTTTAGCTATTTGGTCCAAATGTTTGTTGCCATTCATTGCATCAACTAAAGATTTTCTAAGAGTATCTACTAAATGTGCTTTATTTTTCCATATACGGTCACTAAACATCTCTTCTGCTAAAGGTGTATTTACTGCTGCATCTATATATTCTTGCCTAAGAATATTAAAACTTAATGTATCCTTAAATCCAAAATCTAGTGTATAAGCATTATGATAATAGGTAGTTTCATAACTTTGCTCAAGAATTTTAGTAACTTCATCTATTTCCTGTTCTCCTAAATCCTTACCCATAGCTTTTAATTGTCTATCTATATCGGATAATATTGCTCTCCTCTGATTATTTGTTACATTTAATAAACCCTCTGTACCTTGACGCATATATAGTAAACTCATATATTGCTGTAATTCATCTAAATGCTTTTTCTGATTCTTATACAC